TATATCTCTATCTATCGTAAAGTTACAATTATTACATACGTAAACTTCACTGCTTGTCTTTGTATTTTCTCGACAATTTAAACATTTTTGACTCTCGCGATTGTCAGATTGGTCTAAGACCAAGATTGGATATGGAATATTTAAATATGTAAATGGTTGTTTACGTAAAAACATTACAAAGATTATACTTGTAATACTAAGTAAACATTAGATGTCCACTAATGTAACATCAAAACCAATGGTGAAGCCCTTGAAAGGAGCGGCATCATCCGGAGCAACAGATGTAGTATTTGATACATTAGTAGCAGGAAATCTGGAAATTCCAGGTCTATTTGAAGACAGTACTATTTTCAACATTGTCATAGAAGATTCTGTAATTAATAACACTATTATTGGTGTAGATGGAGACACTATAGGGTATTTTAGTGAGTTAACAGTAAATGGAGATACGTTTTTAATGAATAATCTTGGAGATATCGGAGTATATTGGGACTCTCAAAATAACATATTCAACATCAATACTGACCTTAAAGTCACTGGGTGCTCTATTCTAGGCAATCTTGAAATATGTGAGAATTATATAAAAGCAATCAATAATAACGGAGATGTGCAAATTATACCAGACGGATTTGGTACGATTTTCCTCCAAGGTCCGATTACCAATTTTGCATCAAATGGGAACTTTTCAAGTACGTTAAAGAATGGCAACTTCCAAGTTACAGCATCCGATTACATTAAATTGACTAGTGAAAAACAGGGAGTATCTATCGGTTCATTACAAGCGCAAAATTACACAACGCTCAACGGTGATATCAACCTTACAACTGGTACAGGTACTGTCTCGAAACTCATAACAAACATAAAACAAACAATTGGTAATGTGATTGTTACAACTAGTACCAATAGCAATCTAGTTGTAGGAGACGTTGTGAATTTCTCTGGTACAGATAGTTTTCCATTATTTGATGGAGATAGGACTATTGGTACTATACTCACTCCTACAACATTTCTAGTATCTGGCTCAGTTACTACTCAAGCTAGTACTGGTACGTTGTTGAAATATCCTAATAATGACATTACACTAAATGCTGAGAGATATGTAGTGATACCAGACAATAATCTACTCGTATTTAGAGATTCATCAAATGCATTTTATGGTAATACTCAAGGTTTATTTATAGATACTAATAAACTTTATCTTGATGCACCTAATACTTATATAGCCCAAGGAGACATCTTGAATTTTGGAACAAATGGAACATTAATGTCTTCTGGGGGTTCGTTAAATGTAAATTCATTGTCTAGTACTAAATTGACTGGACCATTAACTAGTATAAACACATCAAACGTATCATTTACAGACCCGATTTTGACTATTGCTAATTACACTTCGAGTTTAAGTGACCCAACTGATAGAGGAATAGAATTTCCGTACGTTGACTCTCTGGGAAATTCCAGATTAGGATGGTTTGGATATAAAAAGTCAATTGACGCATTTACATTTATACCAAATGCTACCAATAATTCAGAGGTTATATCAGGGTCGTCTGGTAATGTATATTATTCTGGTCTTGTTGTGAATAATATCGCGATTACGGGAAGTAATGCTAGTTTCAATGCAGGTTGCGGTGATATTATTAATGTTAAAAACATATCTGGATGCAGTGGTACGATAAATATTTTAGGCACAGATAATGTTAATATTTCATCGAGTAATATACTATTGTATCCAGGGAATGATATTCTCATTCCTGCCAACAAGGCATTAAAATTTGGGACTAGTGGGTCCTACATCCTCGGGCAAACAGGTGCTAATTTAGTAATAAATTCTGTATCTGCTATAGACTTGAATACATCTCTTGTTTCACTGACAAATGGGAGTGTATTGTCATTTAACTCTGGGTCTACAACTGCTTCATATATTGTATCAAATACAATAGGAACGTTGAGTGTAGTGACATCCAACGTCTTGAATCTGAGTTCTGGAAGTGTATCTATTCCTATAAATTCCAATATAAATCTAGGCAGTACATCAAATACTATTTCTGGGAATACGAATGGGATTCTAGTAACGTCTACAAAAATTACAGAGAATGTATCTGGAGAAGTATTTATCAATTCTGCACTAACACGTACAAACTTTTTAACTTTTGACACAGTTGGGTCTGGGAGTATAACTGTTGCAAGCAATGGTAATTTGACTATAAGTGGAAAGACAAGTGGAAGTAATAATCTGGTATTCAATGATTTTACAAGTCTATTTATACCTGATTACACTTCTTTGCTATTTGATACAAGTGGTAGTCTAACTAATTCCACTAGTGGTATAAACTTTACACTATCAAGTAGCCTTAATGTATTTTCTTCTAGTGGTAATGTGAATGTAAGTACTGCCAACTTTAATGTGAATGGAAGTGGTAGTACAAATATCAATACAGTCAATACAACATTTAGAGACCCAATTCTTACGTTATCTTCACTTGTAACAACTACAAATGACTTGAAAGATAGAGGGATAGAATATAATTACGTCCCCGTAGGAACTACAGTAGCTAATCTAGGATGGTTTGGTTACAAGAATAGTACTGACAAATTCACATTCTACTCTGAAGCAGTGAATAATGGAGAGATTGTAACAGGAACTCTTGGCACAATTGAAGTAGGGAATATAATAATAAATAGTAATAATTTTGCAGTAAATAATATAAACCTAAATTGTGGGACCATTGCTAATGTAAAAACAATAACAGCTTGTGGAGGAGTATTGGATGTACTAGCGACATCTAGAATAAACGTGACTACTAGTAATTTATATGTAACCGGTGAGGTAAATACAAACAGTATTATACTGACTCCGACAAGTGGAATGAGTATAATAGGGAATACAAGTGGTGTACTTACTATTAATGGCACAAGAACAGTGATTAATGGCGACCTACAAGTTAATGGAACTACGTCAAATGTATACAGTACAGTTACTAATATTCAAGACCCTATATTCAGTATAGGAGGTGTAACTGGACCGTTAGTAAATGACTTGAAAGATAGAGGTATAGAATTCAAGTATTACACTTCATCTACAAAAACTGGATTCTTTGGATACAAGAATTCGCTTGATAGATTTGTTGTGATAAAGGATGGCACTAATGTTGGTGAAGTGTTTACAGGACCATACTCGGATATACAAGTAGGTGACATTTACTCTGGTCAGAATATATACGGTCCAACTAGTATAAGTAATACATCAGGGAATCTAACGTTGGCACCTACTGGTTACACGAATATTTCAGGAGCATTGTATTTTGACAATTCTACTAGTATCTTTAATACCAACGGCAATTTGTCATTTCAATCTTCAACATTCAATTTTAACGGTGATACAATTCGATTAGGAACTGGGGGAAGCGGGACTAGTACAATTTCACAGACGTCCAGTGGAAATTTAACAATTACAAACACTTCTGGTAATACAATATTAAACGCATCGAATGGTAATGTTCAAGTAAATACAGAGCAGCTCCAATTACAAAACAGTTCGTACCTGTCATTTGGAGGTAGTACTAGTAATAGTGTATATAGTGACGGAACAAAATTGTATCTAAATGGTTATGAACAGGTTGTAATATCACCAGAATTATCAGTGGGAGGAGACGTATATATCGGTGGAACTTTACATGTAGCCAATTTTGACACTGACTTGGACTTGAATAAATATATCCTACCATTAGGAACTGAGCAAAGATTGTTTGTTAATGATATATCAAATAGTTCTACTACTGGTGTATTAAGTATTACTACAACACTTCCGCATTATTTTGTACCAGGAGACAGTGTAGATATTAGAAATACAACATCTGTCCCAGATATAGATGGAGCATACTCTATCAATACTATTATAGATTCTGATACATTTACAATTCTTCATGCTGATATAACTACTCCAGGTACAAATGGGGCAATAGCTGGAGTGCTTACATATGACCATGCAAAAGATGTGGGAATACAGGTGAATTTTTGGTCAACAAAAAATGCAACTAGCGCTACTTCAGGTAGTGTAAATTATCAAACTGGATTTTTCGGATTCAAAAAGTCTTTGGAAAGGATGACTTATTACCATGATGCAACTATATCCAACAATGTAGTCGTATCAGGCAATCTTGGAGATTTTCAAGTAGACAAGGTTTTTACAAATAAAATCTCTGGATTCATACTTGAAGGGAGTGTTACATGTGGAAATAATAATATATCAGGTACAAATTTTACAATTGGTGGAGGGACAATAAATGCGACTACAATAGGTAATACTACCCCTTCATCTGGGCGATTTACTACACTTACGAATACGTTGTCAGCTACATTTTTAAACACTAGAATGAATAGTACATTATCATATACCCCAGACCGTTATACATTAAGTTCTGGTTCACCGACGGGTAGTCCAAGTGCCAGTACTACAGTGACTTTTATAAGTGTTACAGGAATGACTTTTACAGGGTCTGGTACAATGCCTTCCACTGGGTTAAGTGATGGACAATTAAAAGTTCTTGTATGTAGTTCACTTGGAACTGATTGCAAATATAATCTTGCATTTGCGAGTGGTACATTGGTAACTCCTAAACCATGTACTGGCCCTTCTGCATCTTCACTTGAATTCAAAAGAGCTGGGCAAAGTATTCAGATAATTTGGGATGGGGTCAGTGGATTCTGGGTACCTGTAAGCTCCGGTGTATATGTCCGTTGAAAATGTTTATGAATTCGTTATTTTTAATGACATGTTCTGTGATACCAAGGACTCTTTTACAGTAGTAGTTTCCAAGTGAACTACATAAAGATTCTTCATACATTCTTTTATGTTATCAATAGTCATATCTCGTTTATTCTTTTTCAAGTTTTTACAAGTCTTTATATAAAGATTAAAAAAGAATACAAGTGAAAGTGTATCTATTTCTGAAGTGACAATTTCATGACCATTGATGTGATGCATACTTTCTACAAATTTGTCAAGAAATGGGAATTGTTGCAAGTCTTGATTTAGTGTTACTATAGACATTTATGTATGAATACTGGTGTATAATTCAGTTTTAAAGACTACTCACTCGCTTAAAAAATCCTTAAGTTCCTTTATACACTTGAGTAGTATAACGGTCATTTTTTGATAGTCTAATGTATAATACGCATTTTGGTCTGGAATTCGTACCAATTCTGGAAAATTTTCTATAAAATCTTGAGCTATAAATCCATATTCTACATTTTCAGAGTCTTTAAATTTGTACTTGACTGTACGTATGTCATTTATCAAATCGAGGTAACTTCCAGATAACTCTGTAATTTCTTTCTTTAATCTTGCATCTGATGAACTCGTCATTGTACCTCCGACGTAAAGGTCTTTGGTAACACTTGCTCCACCATTTACTGTAAAACTTCCACCTGTACCTACTCCTATGCTTTGAGATGTATCTGTTACAAGTAGAGGTACGTTAAAAGAACCTATAGTACTCCTGACAGACAACACTATATTACTTCCATCTGGTGTAAAAAATGTCGAACCACTATTGTTTACTTGAATCTTTAAAGAATTGTCTCCAGTATACATACGGATAGACCCTTGCGTGTTAAACCCTGTATACAACTCTAGACTTCCACTTGTACCAATTGCAGTATTACCGTAAAGTATTATCCTACTACCTGATGTAGAGGTAAGGTCATAACCACCTGTAATTCCCAAAAATGAATTAGGGGTAGTTGAAGCTGTTCCTATAATTCCTCTCTTTCGAACTGTTATATCCGCTGTTATATCTCCTGCATTCTCGAATCCAAAACCCATTCTCGACCTCGATATGACAGGACTTCCACCTGACATATTCAAGTATAAATTGGAAGTAGAAATCGTATTATTAATATACAATGGACTCCCTAATTTCGCTGAAAGATATGTTATTCCGGCATTTACTCGTAAAGTGTTTGCTCTAGATACTCCTGTACTATCAAGATAATTAATTGACAATCCTTCTTGTAGAGTTATATCATCTTTGAATGTATATCTACTCATCTTAATATAGTATACAAAAAAGTAAATAATGTTCAAGTATCTGAATCTTAATGTAATTTTTTATTCTTGAGTTAGTATTAATAATACAATGTCATTCACTAGGTCCATGTACGACAACTGTGCGTCTAAAAAACATACAAAAGAAAGCAAGGGTCCATTCTCGTATATCACTGAGTCCAGTGTCATGGAAAACAACAAGAGATGTTTTTTACAATCATCTCCGTTTATGCGTACACCAGGACATTCAATTCCGTCTGCAGTAGTACAATTAGAGAGTGAATTACGAAATCAAACAAAACCATTAGGACGTTGTGACGAAAATAAGAATACGATGGAATTCAAAACAGAATGCAAGAAATGTGGGAATCCAGAACACAATAATAAAGTAACATGTACTGTAGAAGGTATAGAGCCAATATATACAAGACTTGATGCAAGTTTCAATAGTGACGGTTATTATATCAATAGAAGAGAGCGCTTAGATAAGAATCCTTTACCGGATATGAACGTTACACAAAATTCACTGTTTGGCGCGAATACAAGATTACAAGTACGAGATGCTTACAAAACAAAATAGACTGACTGTTCGATTAAAATCCCAAGAATTTACCAGAAACACTTAATTTTTGCATAGGAACAGTAACATCTGATTCAAGTTTGCTGGAATAAATTCGCAAACAATCATTTATAAAATTTATAACAGCTATATTCTGTCTAGTGTAATTAATCAATACCGTATCTATTTTCATATCCTTATCATCTATATCCTCAATTGTGAGTTGTATTCCTTTATAATTAGAATCTATAACAGACAACTCCCCAATTGCGCTAATTATTCTATTAATATACTTTTGTTTATGAGCATGAATGTAAAATGCTGAATTTTCTATAATGGAGTGTATTAGGTCATGTTCATCTAATTTTATTTTTTCGTCACCCTTACACATTTGAGTATTTACTACCACATGCATAAAGGCACCACGCGTATAATAAGCTTCATCTGCATAGACGTTACTTAGGGAAATATAATCAGTCTTGTGTAGTAAGGGAGTTGAATTGTAATTCCCTGTATCCAATAGTAAATTCGGATTTTTGAGAATGTAATAATAATCAATGTTTTGAATTTTCAAATAATCGTATATTTCCTTAGCTACTAGACTGTATTTAATGTACGATAATTCTTCAAAAATTCTACTAGATATGTCTTTGTCAAATGTTAATGTTAATATCTTGTGATAATGCATCAATGCCCAGATAAACTGAGATATAGAATAAGAAGAATCTTGTGGTATATATATAAATGTTTCTTTACCACATGTAAATTTTACATTTGTATCATCTTTGATGTATGAGATAAATCCTGTAGCATATACATTCGTATCAAATACTGAACTTGACGTGTCGTATAGTAGGTTTGTAAACCTTTTATTGAATAACGCTGTCATCCTTTCAACATACTTTGGCGAACCATATAATGTGAGGTCATAATCAGAGTCTAATTTTGTAGAACCAACACTATACACTCTAATTTCATTAATCAAGTTTTGGAGGACACCCTTTAAAATGCTATCCACTATACATTTTCTAAACATCCACAATAACATTCTTGTTTCATTGTCCTTTACTTGTTTTACATTATCCCATGTAAAGGCTCGAAATTTTCCATCAATCTTCAAGAAATATCTAGATTTAACAAGATAAATAATTTCCAGTGTAACAAATAAATCAATAACATTATTCATACTCATAGTGTAATCCTGCATTTATCTGATTTCTTTACTTGCGTTACAATACCTTCAATTGTTATACATGACTCGTTGCATACACAATGGGAACCATATACATACTTGAGGAATTGTAACTTCAAGTCTGAATGTGGTGTAGATTTGTCGAACGAAAAGGTATTGTCATTTTCGTCTTCATCTGTAATTGATAAATTTGTAGTAGTATGACTTTTAAACATTTTATTCTGTGTTGGCGACAACATCTGTATACTACTACTTCGTTGTCTGGGCATACTTACTAATAATGTTTAAAATAAAAATTCAATTCCTACATGTACATTAATTTCCCATTATGAATAACGATATATGTTACATCTGTATTCTGGTCATTGATAAATCGCAAGTAGTCTTTTTGTTTGTACTTTGTCAATTTTGTCACAACATTGAAAAAGAATTTGTTTTGTAGCTTAATATTAGAGTCTTTTTTATGAATTACAAGACTACTACTACCACTATCAATTAATGAAGTACAGTACTCTGATTCTATATAAATGTTCAAGTTACCAAGCTCAGAATTAGTGGATGTTCCATTTCTTATACTTACCACTCTACCGATTTGGGGCATTTTCTCAGAAACATTGTTGAAATGCATATCTGGCTCATTAAGAATAATCTTGTTGACTAAACCGTTACAGTCTTTACTATGTATAGTCTTTGAAAACGTAGAAATATTTGACAATAGTGATAATCTAGCAAGTATAATTTCAAGGATAACATTGTGGTCCTTTGATGAAAAATTCAACAAAATGATGTTATTATGTAAAGACAACTCCTTGGCAGTCATTTTAAATCTTTTGATTTCTGAAACTGTATTTGACCCTGTTTCTGAAGATGCATTTTGTATAATAGTATGTTCATTCATAAAAATTGTACTAAGCAAATTTGATATGGTATCCATATAATACATTAGTAAAACTAAATTTGGTTAAAACGTAAAAACTGAATTGTGTATTTCCATGCACTGGTAAATGCAAGACTTGAAGAAAGAATTACGAAAGCGAATTTATCCAGTAAACCTACTAGATGGTAATTTGTTATCAATATGTTGTACTCAATCTGAAAGTAAGGATATAACAGATACATTCCATATTAATGGAATGTACACTGGGAATCATTTATACGTAGATGGCTCCAATTTAATAGACCTCATCGGTAATGTATATGATGAAAAGGATGATTGTGTTTTTAAAAAATTCAAGTATACAAAAACACCGGAAGCATTTGCTCCATCAAAGACTAGAAGTAGTGATTCCGGGTATGACTTGACTGTTGTAAAGTTACTCAAGACTGTAGGAAATGTTTATTGGTATACTACAGAAATTTCTGTACAGCCTCCATTTGGTTATTACTTTGATGTTGTTCCTAGAAGCTCATTATCAAAGACTGGGTACATTTTGGCTAACAGTGTTGGGGTAATAGACTCATCCTATACCGGACATATTATTGTAGTTTTGATTAAAATAGACAACAACGCACCTGATATCCAGCTTCCATTCAAACCTGTGCAGATGATTCCGAGAAGTATTGAACATTTTACTCCAGTACAAGTAGAAACACTTGAAGAAACTGATAGAGGGGATGGTGGTTTCGGCTCTACTGGATAAAGTAGTTGCTATTTTTGATTTTTTTTGAGACAAACACTCTCATTTTTATTTTTTTGGAATAAGTACTCTTAAATATCCAACTTTATTTTTAATTATCTGTACGTTATCAGTGAATTTATTCATCAATAATTCACTCTTTTTCGCTACATCTCCATACGGGATATGTTTACCAGTCCTTCTAGATTCTTTTATAGCTTCGATAAGAATATCTTCTTCTTCTTTTGTCCATTTTGTTCTATCTTTATATACCATTGCCCCACCATTTTTTAACGAAGCGAGTTTATTACCTATCAATCTTGGATTTATCGAATACTTTACTTCTAATTCTGGGTGACTTTTACACAGTAAGACAATATTTATGTTTTTACCAGCATTAACTCTTTCTTCTAGAGCATTTTTCAGGATGTTCTCTTCTTCTTCAGACCAATATACTCTTTTTTTGTATGTTACCATTTACAATATTTGTATAGTTTGAAATTCAGTTTTAATGTTGTAAAAAATTTTATTATGTTACACTATTACAGTATATGACCACGTATTATGGTAACCCAGAAGTAGATATCCTTCGAACAGAATTCAATAATTTAAAGGGTAAAATATTGTCAAAAAACATTCCAGTATATCAAACAGAGTATCAATTGTTTCTAAGAAATTGGTTATCGAAAAACACTCTAAACGACAACATTCTATTGTATCATCAGGTAGGTACAGGAAAGACGTGCTCTGCTATAACTATAGCTGAAGGTTTCAAGGAATATATAAATGATATTGGACAACAAATTCTAGTCATCGCATCAAATGACATTCTTCAAGAAAATTTCAAGAATCAACTGATGTCACGATGTACAAATAAAGAGTATCAGATTTCTACGAATCCAGTAGATGCCGAATTCTCTAAAAAGGAAGTAAAAGACAAGATTGAAAAGTATTATGAGTTCTCCACATATACAAAGTTTAACGACTCTTCTGTAACTAATCGCGTTGTTATAATAGATGAAGTGCACAATATAACACAGAATGAATATTACACCAAATTTATTAAAATCTTTAAAAACTCATACAATTTTAGATTGATACTACTGTCAGCCACACCGGTTGTTAATCGTATAGAAGAAATCATAGATATAAGTAACTTACTTAATACAGATGAACCAGAGAAATATATAGATAAATCATCTTCAAAATTAGTAGAAGTCTTGGACTCTAAATATTCTAGATTTACACAATTGGGCTTTGAGAAATTGGAACAGGCATTATATGGGAAGGTGTCATATGTTACCGAGAATATAAGAGACATGCCTACAAAAATTTTCAATGGAAAGTCAAATGTAGAGTTGGAAGGAAACTTTGTGTTTGTTGAAATGACAAACTTGCAAAAACAAAAATACGCTGAAATTTATACTTCCGCAAAATCAACAGAACACATTGAGAATTCCTTACATTATGCATCAACCATAGTCTATCCTGGAGCAAACATAATGTATAATCCGGAAATACCAGACAAAGTATTCACTACAGAACTTGCAAAATATTCTTCGAAATTAAGTCTGTTACTCGAGAACTTGAAAAATGCAATTAGTAAAAAGGAATTATCATTCATATATACAAATTACAAGACGAATGGTACAGACGTTCTTGGTAGAATTCTTGAATTGAATGGAATTAGATTTAGTGTAATTACAGGCGACACTCTAAAGAAAAAGTCTGTTATATCTCGTTTTAACAATCCGAGTAACAAGGATGGTAGTAATATCAGTGTATTACTTGGGACAGACGCTATAGCTGAAGGAGTTACATTAAAGAATGTTAGACATGTTCATATTATAAAACCTCATTGGAACTTTTCGAAATTAGACCAAGTCATAGGAAGAGCAGTTAGAAGAAACTCTCATATTGCATTAGAATCAGGAAAACGAAATGTTAAAATTTATAGGTATATAAGCACTGGACATGAAGAGTACAATATAGATTTCGAAAAATACAAGATTTCTTTGACCAAAGACAAACTAAATGCTACAGTATACAGGCTATTAAAAGAGTCAAGTGTAGATTGTGTGTTGAATAAGGAAAATTATAACGCTTATATATCAAACTTTAAAGATAATTCCAGAGAATGTGATTACAAAGAGTGTATATACGAGTGTAAATTATCTAGGCAAGTTAATACCGATAATACAATGCAAGGAAGCATTCCGTCCACATACATTATAGATATAGACTTTTTTGAAGAGTTTCAATTAAAAGAGATGGAGGAAAAGATAAGGAACCTGTTCAAAATGTACTTTATATGGGATTTGGACATAATACTATCAATTATGAGAGCAGAATATGGTAGTATATCATCACAAGCTGTATTCCATATTTTGTCTAAATTTGTAAATAAAAAGACATACGTGCAAGACATATATGGTAGAGATGGAATTATACAAGTATTTGGAGAACATTACATTTTCAAACCACTAGATAAGAATGATTTTGACTCGTTTTATACAAGAGCTCTAGATTTTACAAGAAACTATGATGTAGACTTTTTATTCAGTGACGAGCAATCTACTTCTAACGATACTGTAAAGTCTAGAAAAAAGGTAATATCTATCGATACACCACATGGTATTTATGGTGTAATAATCAAGGGCGTGTTTAAAATAGTGTATCCTCAAAATACAGATAATTCTGGTGATAAACGTAAAGTAGCTACAGGTAATGTAAGTCTTACTGTAAACAAATTATTAGAAGTAGCTGATATACTACAAATTCCAGAAGCGTTGACAAGAAATAAAAAGGGTGGATTTAAAACAAAAGGCGAATTGTACCAACTCATTAGAGCAATTCTCGAAGCTAATGATTGGATTGTTACAATGGATTAAGTAGTTGGAATTTGATTTGTATAAGTACTTATTATATTTCCGTACACTAATTCATTCAAGGTATTACTATGATAATTGATATGACCATGTATACTACCGTGCCTCTTCCCTTTATATAATGTGTTACCAATTATAACCCCTCGAAGATTTGGTATTAGTGCAAAACAGACATCACTAGTTAATAATGAACATTCCTTTATACGTATGTACACATCCCATAAAACATGAGAATATGGCTCAGGAAGTTTAAACAACATGGATGTAAATTTTGAAATTGTACACACGTCTTCTAGACTCCATACGTCAGTAAATATAATTCCATCGACCCCATTTTCGATAACCAACTTTATCATTGCCTTGTATGAAATAAAAGACGCAAATTGGAATTCTATAATAATCTTTTTTGTATCATCATCTAACTTATCACTGAATGCTGAGCGAGCTTTTAAAATATCAAATGGGTATTTTAATATAATAATCATAACCACCACTGTAATTGTAATTTTCTTTTGGCTTTAAACTACTAAAGTTAGATGTGTTGTTCACTGATATTTAAAGACAATAAATTATAATGTTAAAATGATGTTTCTACAATTTATCTTGCAAGCCATCTCTATTTCTGCTCATAGTTTATGTTATGTAAACACAACCCAGTACTATCAAAAAGATTTTGTAAATTTAAATTTAGTTCACGATGAAAATTGTAATCATACCAGAAGTGTAGTATGTTATAACCATACAATGTCTGAAGATATCAGGTATGTACAAGTTACTGAATTTTATACAAATACACTAGTTATCACTAATACGGAATTTGTTACTAGAACTGCTTCGTGTTCTGCTACAGAATTAGTAACAGTTCCTGTTACAGAAGTAGTAACAGAGACAGAATTCGAGACAAATACTATCATTATAACAGACATTGTTACTGAAACAGAAATTGAAACTGACACAGAAATTGTTATTGAAACAGAATTTCAAACAGATATTACTACAGAAGTAGTGACAGAAACGATTACAGAAACTACATGTTCTTCTAATAGGGATATCACATTTGTATTTACTGAAAGTACTACTGAAAGTACTACTGAAAGTACTACTGAAAGTACTACTGAAAGTACTACTGAAAGTACTACTGAAAGTACTACTGAAAGTACTACTGAAAGTACTGAATGCCAGGATTATAGCTGCTGTGATTTATGTTAATGATTGTAACGTACATTACAATTTACATTCTCCTCCAAAATTAAAACCCCATTGGACCAATAATGTAGCGATAAATGGGGCATTTTCATCATTTACATCTAGATTATATGGTAATCCAGCAGCTCTAGCCATACGAAGTAATCGTTGACTACTAGTTGAATCCTTTTTGAATTTCCTGAGTAATTCCCTAAATGCATATCTTACAGTCTTTTGAATCTTGGGTTTATCTCCTTCAAAAGCATCAAGTAAGTCCTTTAAGGTAATTTTAGCACATCCTTGATGAATACTCGTCTTTGGTTCTAAAATTTTCATCGCACTCTCTGTCACATATTTCTTACTGAATTTGGAATATGTAAATGCATCATCTGTCATTGATTCAAAAATTCCTCTATCTGATAGATAATTGCTTCCTAGTACTACTGATAATGAGATGATTATCGCCAATGGTACGTTTACCTTGACGTATACGACAGCTAAAGCGATAAGTGCAATTTTGACAAACGTGTTTGCGAATGTACTTTTTAGAAATGGAGGGGGATTAGGAGCAATTGCTGCCCCGTATAAGATAAAGAAAATCCCCAATGCAGTATGCATTGTATCGTTATTGACCAATGACCCTGCCATCCTATTAGTTGATTCTAATACACTACTTAATTGATTCATCGATATATATTACATACAAATAAAAAAATGTTATAGAAGTTAAAAATGAAATACAAAAATTCATAGTATACTTAATATGTTAACAAGGTTACAAAGTAAAAAGCGCAAGGTTAACTATGAATGTACAAAAGAGGACTTGATAGACACTATTGACCAAGTATACACTGGTGAATTTTTCGACATCCCAGAACTAAAAATTATAGGAAGACAGGAAGACGTTACAAGAGTTCATAACTCTCTTGAAGATATCAGAAAACATATTATAGACTCTATTCCAAGCGTTATAGATATTATAGAAGGAGAATTTACATTATCCGAGAAACAAATTATGCTTGAACACATACATGTATTGTCAAATTCTGATATAGGGTCGTTTGAATATGAAAAATCGTATAATTTTTTAAAAAGAGTCAAAAATCCACAAATATCTAATATTCTTAATCTCAATACTACAGAGAATAATAAACAAATAATTCAAAGAATGAATATGTCTTGTAGTACTAATTCTGACACTGAGAGTGAAAAATATAAGACATGGCTTGACAGGATTGCGAGTGTTCCGTTTGGTGTATATGTAGAACCAGAGATTAATATAGACAATACTAGAAGAATTCTAGATGAAGACTTGGCATTTTTGGATGGAGCAAAGGATAGAATAATAAATCTTTTGGCAAAATTAAAACGAAATCCAAATGTAACAATGCAATCTATCCTTTTACATGGAAGTATAGGTACAGGAAAAACATCTATTTCTAAATCTATAGCCAAAGCACTTGGGAGACCATTTAGTATACTTCCATTAGCAGGAGAATCAGATGCAAGTATGCTTACAGGGCATCATTTTACATATTCTGGTGCAATTTGTGGTAGAATTATAAGTATACTTTCAGAGACAAAATGTATGAATCCAGTTATTCTAATAGATGAATTGGACAAGATTTCAAAAACAGAACATGGGAGAGAGTTGTTAGGAGCATTGATACATCTTACAGATACTACTAGTAACAACAAGTATTCGCATGATAGATACTTTGCTGGAATGGAATTTGACTTGTCTAAAATTTTGTTTATCTTTACAGCAAATGACATGGAAAATATAAATCATGTCCTACTTGATAGATTATTCAGTATAAAAGTGGATGATTACAACAAACAACAACAGCATCATATATGCAGGAATTACATAATTCCAAGAATATACAGTGACTTTGGATTACAGATTGACGAATTACCTATAGATGACTCTGTTATATCAAAGATTCTACAAGTAGTTAACAATAAAGGATTGCGAGAAGTATATCGGATAGTAGAATTGATTGTGTCTAGAATCAATACCCTAGTCAATTGTAGTCATAATATTAGTATGAAATACAAGTCATTGGCATCTTATTACACTGTATTTAGAAGGGTTTGTCCAGACCATATTGATATTTTACTGGATGACTATATTCAGAAACCTGTAGTATTGTCAATGTACATGTAGTCTTTGTCTAAATCTCTTTGGGCCTCAAAGGTACTGGTTTAGATAATTCGCTAAGGTCAAATTCGTCTTCATTCTCATCGTCTGCATCAGTTCCGTCTCCAACGATTACACTTGTGTCCGCATCTTCTTTAACGGGAACTTCTTCGAGGCTTACACCAGAATCTAGGTATTTTAACGTATTGAAAATGAGAGAGGCATCATTCAAAGTATAATCTCCGTGTGCTTGCCCTTTAGAGGCAGCTTGACCAAGAAGTTCTTTTGCTTTTAATACTGAAATCTCTGGGTCCTTTGCAAAGTGAACCAATACGTCAAAACATCTTTTTAAGATATCCGCTTCTGTAATCAAATACGTTCCTTTGCTTTGTGATACTTCTATGTATTTTAATAAAATCTGTAATGCTTTATCTTTTGTAAGAGTTACTACAATTGGTTCCATATAGTGTATTACTATACCCATTATTTTGGATATAATAATTAAACGTAACTACCGATACAAACTGTATCGTCTACATTACATTCATTGCACTAAGAATAAAATCGCGATTCCTATTATGACTAATACGACTAATACGGTAATAACCCAAAATAAACTGTATCCACTCTGCGATATAGTATCAGCCTCAAAACTCTCTCTACAAAAATTCTTTACAACAGTCTTATTTTTAATGTCTATACCAGCATAATCGTAAAATTGCTGTAAAGTTCTTTCTTTCCCTAGATTATATCTGTCATGTACATTAGGATTCCCTTCTTGTAATTTTAAAATTTTTTTAATGTTATCAAAAGCATTTTGGTCACTGTAACTTTTATCATCCCAAATCTTACTTTCACCCTCTCGTGTATAATAATGAAAGCATATATTTTCAGATGGAGTGTACACATTATACCCAGATGTAAATGCACGCGCACTTAATAGTATTTCTTCACCCACAAAGACATAATCTAGATATGGGTCGAATGGGACATCTACTATAAATGAACTGGGAGCAAATATGAAACCAGCTGCTATATATGGACTTTGATTGTATTCATTAAAGCCTGTTGTTAAGCTTTCTGCTCCCATAAAACTAATCATTCCGCGGTCATTAAAGAAGCTTTGACAGATTCTAGGGACATTATTGTTAGGATTTGGTTGGTCGAACTGTTCATAAAGAGATGTATAATGACTGAGTAGTACCTTTTGATTACCATACTTTTGTTGTATTTCTGTAATCATTCGTATACATTTTTCATCCCAGTCTTTTACAAATAGGACATGTGAATCTATTTGTAGAAAATACTCTTCCCCATTCCATAAAGTAGAACATAAGTATCTAGCCCATGTAGGTCCCTTAGCATCAGTGTAATCAACATTTATAACTCTTATATTATTCTTGTACATCTCCACGTCTACACTTTTGGTATTTGGAGGAGACGTTGTAGGTGGCTTCATCGTGCAAATCTCCAAGTCCTCTCCCTTTTTATTCTGATGACATATGCCTACAAAAACATTTTGTGGATGTTTAGCATTTGAAAATAAAGATTGTAATGTAGCAGAGCATTTTTTGTCTCTATAACTGGCTATACTTACGAAAATTCTATTCATATATATACTTTAGATTATTTATTATTCAATATGTATGAAACTTGAATTTTGATTTGAATTACTGAAAAAATGAGATTTCTCAACAAAGTGTCACCAGAATCTTTATACGAGTTTCGTTGTAGTTATAATGAAATCACTAAAATTGAAAATTTATCAGAGACCAAATTTGGACATACAATATTTATATACTGTTTAAACAGAATATAAATTACTTGTAATGAAAATAAGCTCGAATATCTTAAAGATGCATAATGCCAGAATGAGCGAGTTTCAAAAGGCACGCGAAGAGGTTTATAAAAAATTAACTACTACAAACTTGATTAGACAAGCACTGAATAGTATACAAGAAACGGAGACAGAATATTTACTTGACGTATTTCAAATTATAAAAGAATATAGAGAAGACATTCAACAAAAAGACTTGGTAGATAGATATATAAGAATAGTATCTCCGCAGTCTATGAATACAAAGCCGTCTCTTAAATTAGACAATGAAATATGCAAAGTATGCAATGAATACTATGAGTCAGTTGAAGGTTATGATACTTGTTATAATTGTGGAGCGTGCGAAAACAACTTACATTACTCTGAAACATTGTCATACAAGGAATCTCAAGAAATAGTTCACAAACATTTTAATTATGACAAGAGTTTACATCTGGCAGACCATCTTGATAGACTCCAATCAAAAGAAAATAAAGTTATTCCTACAGAATTACTTGAAGTTATACGATATGAACTAAAGAAAGAGAGAATTACAGACTATTCTAATTTGGCAGAGTCAAAAGTCAAGAGCATTCTTAAGAAATTAAAAATGCACGAATACTACGACAATGTTATCAACATTATCAACAGACTGTCAGGAAGACCTCCATTCGTATTAACTCCAGAAGTAAGTGATAAAATCAAAGAGATGTTTATTCAGATACAATACCCATTCCAGTTGTATAAGCCACCAAATAGAAAAAATTTCTTATCATACTCTTACTTTTTAAACAAATTCTTTCTAATCTTGAAGCTTCCAGAATTTGCCAAATATTTCCCACTTTTGAAAAGCGATGACAAATTGAAGCAACAGGACGACATATTTTGCAAAATTGTAAAACATATGCAAAAGGTAGATGATAGAGTCGATTGGCAATTTTATCCTAGCTTTTAACTTGAATCAATTAGATTTGTGTCATAATACAGCAAATTCTGTAGTTTCATTACACATGCTCAAAAAAGTTCTACCATACTTGTTGTATCTTTTTCCATTACAACTACTTATATACTTTGAAGTAATGTCTTTATAATCATTTATGCTTATCATTGCTCTACATAATGGGCACAGCATTTGATTGTATTTCATATGGTCTTCTATACACAATATATGAAACTTGTGACCACAAGACAATGTTTTATAAAAATCGTCTATACCCCGTGTGTCATAACATACGAGACAATTGTCGCGAGAAACATTCGGAATATAAGACTCTGTTATTGGAGACTCTATCTCTTGCGTCAATTTCTTTGACGCTCCAAGAATGACATATTTGACATATTGATAGTCTAGTTCATATGCGTCTATGTCATAACAATTCGTAAAGTATTCGCCGTATGGATAAAGATAGATACAATAATCTATATATCTAGAGATATCATCAATGTTTTCTTTAATGTATTCATTGATAAAATTAGTGAATAAAGTATCAGTCTCATTTACCAAGTATTCAATACAACATGTATACCAAGTTTGGTACAAGACGTAAATATTATAAGAATCATCTCCTCTATTACCTGGCTCGTGAACATAAGGGTCATTGTCAAATAATGACATGAATCCAACTATTACACTCTCGATAGACATACATGAAGTCCATTTTTCATCGATTCTATCACCCCAAGTATTCAAAATTGTAGCACAACATTTACCATCTTCGTACATATTTGGATGTATTCTAGATTGGTCATGATTCAAGAATTGTACTGAAGGAGGCTCATATGGGTAATTCTCGGGAATATTAAAGTTTAGACGTACAAACTTATGCCTATATAAGCTATCTTGTGGGCATTTTACAATGACCTTTATGCATTCTAAAGTAGATTCTGGGCTAATTATAAAGTCATTTTCCAATAATTTTCTTGAATTTTGCGTCTTTAACAGACTAGTTAATTCTTTATGTATTCTCTTCATTACAATACACTACAATTTGAAATTTACAATTCATTTTCTACTTGGTATTACTGGGTATTCATTTTCTAGACTATATTTAAATGGACGCATTTAAAAAGTACTCGTGTTAATCAGTGATGTATCGGTACTGAATGTGAATAATACTATAGATGTCCTAAGTTGATACAGCATTAAATGCTTAGTCGTCTTCTATAATACATTCTTGATTACGTTCATTGACATTCGACATTCGTATGTACTCTGCATGTAAATCCACATTCTCATAATTATGAATGGCTGTAGGATAAGTTTTATAAAAGACATTTCTACCAAAATTCTGACTTTTAAACACTGAAAAATTATCTTGTAAATCTACTATTACAGGATTCGCATGTGTGTGTGACTTTCTAAGTATTCTTCCACAGATTTGTGTCATTGAACCCTTTTCATTCTTGGAAGAATTCTTCAAGTGACCTATATACTTTTTTGGTGTAACGAGTATCAGTGTATTCAAGTCTTTCTCTGATACACCTTCAGAGAATGCTGCAAATGTAGCCAAAATAACTCTTTTTTTCCTAGTTTCTTGAAGGTCTTTTTCCTTCATTCCCCCAAGAAATAACCCTGAATCACATTCTGCAAGTAATTTGTACAAATTTTCAAGATGACTCCTTCTTTCACTTAAAATGAGAATCTTTCTATGCTCATCACGAAGAAAATCCTTGACTAAATTTACTATATAACTATTCCTCTCCTTATTACATACTAAATCCGTTATCATACTCGTAAATTGTATTTTACCATCTGTAACCCTTTCTTTGTAATTTTCAGTAAAGAGTACCTTGCGTAATATGACAAGAGGAAGCCCTGACTGTATGGCTTCACTCTTGTATATAATATTGCCTATATGCCATTCAAATACTCTCTCACAACCATCGCTTCGTTTAGGTGTTGCTGACAATCCGATAGTGTATTTGCAACACAATTTGAATAATACTTTTGAAAAGACCTTGCTAGCAATGTTTTGAATCTCATCGACTACTAGTACTTTAAAGTCCTGGAAGACTTCAAGTGGATAATTTCGCCTAGAAAGACTTTGTAGCATTACAATCACGACGTCACAGTCATTTACCTTTACATTATCGCCTTGTATTTGCCCAATTCGAGCAGTAGGAAGAAATGTCTGAATCTCAGTCTTCCATTGTGACATCAAAGATGCCTTGTTGACTATCACGAGAGCCTTTCCCCCCAATTTACTTAGGACATTCAATGCACATACAGTCTTTCCTTGTCCAGTCTGCAATGATAATATCCCTCCACCTTTTTTCATACATGCATCTACAAGTAGATTTACAGGAGTCTCTTGTGTTGGAAGAAGAGTCCCATTGAATTCAATATTTGAATCAAAATCCTTACCTAGATAACTTTTCAACTGAATGCAACTCCCAAATGCTCGTAAACCATACATTTTCGGTATACTAATAATATTATTACTTTCATTGTAAATAGAGTAACTTTCAGAATGACTAACGTATTTAGTATCAATTAAAGGAGATACAGACAAGTCAGTCCTAAGTTTTTGAATTTGTTCTTGTGTTAAACTATTCTTTCGTATACAGTAACCACTTTTTGACAAGTACATTGTATTGATTCCCATTACTCAAAATTCATTTTTTTTTTTGAGCAACTATATACAATGCAAATCGAGTTAAACACTGTCATAACATTACTAGTGATATTTTGTATAATTATTCCATCAATAAGCTCATTGATGACACTAATCTTTGGAGGAGATGGTAAAATCGCTAACAAATAATTCATATTTACACGAATTCTCTACATTTTTTTTTATATACATAGAATATATCAATCAATGGACCAAACTACAATTATTGTCATTATTATCGTCGTACTATTATGTTGCAGTAGTATTATTGGTGGAGGAGTTGGTACTTATTTCGCCGTAAAGAAAACCCCTACTACTACACCTGAAGTAACTGTAGCAGCTCCTATTTTACCTGTATACGTTGCAACGACTACTGCACCAATAACGACTACTGCACCAATAACGACTACTACACCAATAACGACTACTACACCAATAACGACTACTACACCAGCTTCAAAGTTTGTCACGCCATACCCTGTTAATGAAACAGCGACCAAAAAATTTAAATTAACAACAGACCAAATCGCCAAAGGAAATATGGGTGTGGAAACTGCAACTGGAAACTGGAGATGGCATGGCTCTGATGTTCATAAAGGAGATTGTGTTAAAAATTGGGCACTTTACGATGACAATAATCAAATGTTAATAGGTCGTGTCAAAGGCTTCACTAACATTTACTCTCCACCTGGTAAATCATGGTGTCCAACTAAAACAGAAGATATACTACAAAAAGATAGACCAAAGATTGCAGGAAAAAAATGGTTTAGAATGACCTCAGATAAGGATGATATCATTAAAAATGCTAGTAGGGACGATAACTGTTTGCAAAACTGGGATTATTATAACCACAATGGAACGTTGGTTGCATCAAACATCAATAATGTATATAGACCTACTTTAGACAAAACCAAGTGGTTTTGTCCAAAATCTAATAAAGGAAACGCTTATTAAAAATTCCAACTTTTTTTTCAAGTGTATTGTAATGTTTAATGGTACAAAGCCAGAGTTATTTGAACAGACGATTTCCAAATTGCCATCTATCAAAGACATTGTTTACAAAAAGACTACAATAGATGACTCTACAAAGTCACTTGAAGGAAAAGGCAATTATCAATTAAGTGATAATAGCAAACAAGTGCTAAATAACAATACATATCGAGTCTTGCATAATGTACAACCAACTCCGTTATCAAATGCATTTTTTTCAGGTACAAACATCCAGAATATTCAGGACTTGTTAAAGTTTAATGTACATAAAAAAACGAATCTAGTAATAGACAACCAATCTGTTGAAGAATTAATGATAGTAATGAGATATATATACCTCCAGTATGGTAAGCATCCAGAATACTTTAAAAAGGGAATCCCTATTAAGAATCAACCAGAGTTAAGGAAAAAGTATACAGATGAATTATCTAGACTCAATGAATTGACTCTAAAGTACATTCTACCAAGACTTGTCAAAGAAATCCAAGCACATTATAATTATCTCAAAGATGCCAATTCACCAATGTACATTATGGAAAATCCAGTTAATGATAGTATTGTCGGTCAAAGACAATACAAGTCATATATTTAATCTGAAACAGGCTTTTCAACCAACGTACCTGAAATTATTATATTCGTAAAGACTTATAGTAAATGTCCCCCCAAGAATTGGGACATTCACTGTGTCATTTGTATATAATTCATTGAAATTTACAGATTTGACTTCTATAGGTAATCTATTCCTAGATTCATCTATAGCATAGTATTCCCATTTTGAGCTGTTATTAGGGTACTTTTGTCTCCCATACAATGGGAATCTTCCAGTTGAATTGTGAATTATACCTACCTGTTGATAATTATTGTTAGAATTGTAATCACGCACTGGAGAGTTTGGTTGTGTATTGGTTTGAACGATTACGTGTGGTTGCGATTTCGTCTTTAAAACCTTCTCTTTTGCAAGGTCTGATTTGCAATATTCGTTATTTACCATACATTCGTGAAGTTTTTCTTTGAGACTTTCTACCTTTTCTATCAACTGCTTTTTAGACATTTCTCTCTCTAGATTAACTTGAGTAAAATTTTCAGATGAAAAGTATGTATACACTACAAATGTAAGTAGTAATGTAATTAGTACAACTATAAAAAATGCATAATATTGGTTTACGCAGACTTGTGGCATTCTCTAGAATACACACAGAAAAAAGAGTGACGTTCTAGATGTCTTAAAAATATATAATGTACTATTAATACAAACAAATGCTTAACGATATAATTGTACTTGTTATAGGAGTGTATATAGGACAAGAGTTTCCAAATTTGCCAAGAATCTCTGATATAACAAAGCAGATAGTTGAAATTTTAAAAAAGAGATGACCATCACTCATTTAGCCATTGCCGTGTCTACAAATTTGATAATATCTAATTTTCCATTCCTTTCATAATCTGGGTCAAGTTCCTTGAGCATTTCGTAAGCTACATCTTCGTCAACTGGGTCATTACCGAACGTGGTAATACATTTAACAAAAGCTTTATTGTCAATAAATCCTGTATTCTTCTTGTCCATAAATGTCATTGCTCTTATAAAACGAGCCCTTGGTTTGTATTCTTCTACACTATACCTCTCCCAATTCGTGCAAAAATCGTTATAGACAATATCCAAAATTCCAGCAAGTACACACAATTGATTCTCCGGGGTCTTTCCAGATAAAGCTAATTCGGTATTCCTCAAATACCTTTCTGTAAGTTTATGTCTTTTAAACTTGTCAATATATTGTTTGATATCGAAATCAGGATTTTTCAAATTATCAAGTATATTTTCTACGTCGTTCACAGAGAGCTTTTCAGTATATCCAATCGCATTTACAAATTCAGTAAAGGTTTTGATGTCCATTTTATAGTGTTAAACACAACAAAATCTAAATATCAGTTTTCGTATTTAAAACTGAAATACAGTTTGTAAGAGAACACCAACCAAATGTTTGTAAACGTAAGTGATGTATCAGCCTTTATAGGCCAAAACAAATGGGATATGATTACCCCATTTGAAAGATTATGGAAGAATAATGACCCAGAATCTTATAATAAGACAATCTTGGAAATGAAACAAGACAACACATTAGCAGACAATGTGAAAGATTCTGGTTTAACAAAGATTGAAAAAATGGAAAAATATCTCGGTAAGGAACGTGTTAAAGAGATAAATTTATCAAACAAGACTACAGATGAGAAGAAACAAGTAGCAAAGTCTATCCTTGATACTTTATATATAGATACAGAAACGAAAAGTAAAGTATCTGAATGTATAGAAAGTGTAGTAAATACTACACATGGCATTGTATCAGAGCCACAATCTGTTGAAATCTTTAACAAAAAGAATGACGTCATTCTACAAAGAGACAACAAGTTATACAAGAAGGAATTTTCAAAAGGAATGTGGTTATGTGGTAGAGTAGATGGAATCCATGACAATTACATTGTAGAAATAAAAAATAGAATAAAGGGATTTTTCAATAGAGTCAGGGATTATGAAAACACTCAAATTCAATTATATATGTGGTTAATACCAGATAAAGACTTTGTGGTTTTAGAAGAGTGTTTTCAAGGCGAATCAAAAAGTATACGTGTTTATAAAGATGTCGAGTACACTGAGTATGTACTAGAATTACTAACTGTTTTTGTTACAAATTTTAAAAAATTCTTGACTGATGCCGATAAGACTTGTTATTTTAAAAAGACTGATTTTGAAAAAAGTAAATTCATACGCTCACTGATGATTGACCAAACTCATAATCCCGTATGAGATTGAAAACTTTTTCAACTACTACCTTTTTCTCTATGTCGTATGGTCTCAATAATGCCATAATTTCATTGTAATCAAAATAACCAACATTCTTAATTTCTTCCATTTGATGTTTGTTTTCTCGGTCAAAGAATGGCTTATTATATACATTAGACATTTTTGATATATAATATATATGCTTATAATTAATATTATCAGTACCTATGAAATTTTCAATAATTCTCTCGCCTGTAAATTGTAGAGCGCCTGGCTCATAACCAGTTTCTTCATGGAATTCTCTCATAGCACATTCCATATCTTTTTCTCTTATATTTCTTCTCCCTTTTGGGAATCCAAACTCTGAAAATGTATACGATGTAGGATACCGTGAAACCAATTCCTGTATATTATATGATTCAAATAACCTCCTTGAACGCTCGTATTCATTATTATAAGACCTAGAATAGTGGTTTACCCATAGGTCTTTCCATATATCATCGAAATTATTTTCGACAAGACGTTGCTGCTCATTTTTTGTCATTTCTGTAAAATACATTTCCAAATTGTCAGGTGAAGTTGAAGAGTCATATTTCCCTCTTATAAAATCAGTATATCCTATAGTATCCTTTCTTTGTATCAATAGCAACTTTATCTTTGGATAAGTACTAATAGGATTTTCAACACATGCATCTTTTAATATATTGTCAAGCTCTTTATTCGTATCTCCGACCTCTTCATCTGGTGAATTTATTACAATATAAGATATTACTCCAAAACTAGTGATAGGGTCATCACAATCTCGTAATATATGCCCTCTTGTACCACAATTGGTACATAGCATATTTTTATAACTTTTCATCCCTTGTAATACAATAGAATTTTTTGTTTAAATACTAGACTTATCCAAATAGTTGACTAATCTTAATGTACCATCAGCATTGTTTAATCACTAGACTTGGGCGACTTGATATCTCTTACAATGGTTATCATCACGTTAAGTGCGATGTTTGTTTATTTACACATTTGATTTAAATTTTTTTTTTTATATGGTATAAATTATACAATGGGTAACGCTCAATCACAGCAAGTAGAGCAAGCACAACAAGTACAAAAATGCGTTGAAGATGCAGAAAAATGCAAGATGCATAAAGCTACGTTTAATGAAATGATGAATATAATCACTGATACTCATTCGATTATGCAATTCTATGCATCATCATTGCTTATGTTGAAAGCTCCTAGTCGTTTTGCATCATACAAGACCTTTAATTCAGAAAGCGAAAATATGTTTAATCGTCTCCGAAACACCCCTACAAGTGGAATATCTTCTATTAGTAACACAAACGCATCATTCAATACATATTATGACGTATATAATTACGTCAAAGACTTTAAAAATGTATATGAAAAGGCAACAGTAGAAGATGAACGACGGGTGTTGCTAGGTGAAATCTTTAATGTTACTTATGGAACTATGAAGGTGCTTTTACGAGAGGTCACTGAAGCGTGTGTATAATGGAATTATTCCATACTGAAAGTACAAAGTATAATGTTTTTCGTTACTTTTACATACTTTTTATTAAAAGTAATTTAAATGGTAGCATCGGTACTTCAACTACAGAATAAGGGAGAGCAAGACGCTTATTTGACGGCCACTCCTTCCATAAATATGTTTAAATACAAGTATCACCAATACATAAATTTTGCAACAGAACTTGTAAGGCTACAACCAAATGAATTGTTTGATTTTGGAAAAACAAGCTCTTGTACTATACCATTAAAGGGGGACCTTTTATCAAAATTGTATCTTAGAATCAAAGTCCCAAAATTGACTAGAACTTCTGGTACATATTTGTCTTGGAGTGACACACTCGGTTATGCTATATTCAAAGAAGGGATAGACTTGGAGATTTCTGGAGTAGTAGTTGATACATTTTACCCTGGATACTATGACATTCATGATTCGTTTGAAAAACCAGATAATGACTTGGGTGCTAATTTAGGAATATTACGCAGTGATACATATATATCATCGAAATTTAACGCAGAAGCTGATAATGATATGATTATACCTCTTAGATTCTGGTTTACGCGAAATTATAAAATGTCCTTACCTATAATTGCTATGCCTAATCAAAATATGTCTGTTAAATTCAAATTAAGAAATTTCCAAGACTGTATAAATTATGACGGACTTCCACCTATAGACAGTAATATCATTGAATCAGAAATACTTGTAGAATACATTTATATAGATGATTCTGCAAAGACGTTGTTTAAAGACTCTAGTCATACATTTTTGATAGAACAGGTTAAATATAATGGTAAAGAGCAAATATCTGAGAATTCTGGGATATATCATGCTAAATTACAATTTAACAATCCATGTAAAGAACTAATGTTTGCATGTGTTGAAAAAACAAGTAATGATAACAATAATTACTACAATTATTCCAAGATTATAGACAATACACCTCTGATTTCTGAGATATCTCTTGTGTTGGATGGAAAGAATCGGTTTGATTTTCTACCAGAAGTCATGAATCGCTTAGGATATGCTGCATCGATACATAAGTCAGTTCCATTAAAATATGTTTACACTCTCCCTTTCTGTATTAAACCATATGATAACCAACCTTCAGGTACATTAAACCTTTCGAAATTTGACGACGTCACACTTGTATTGAAAATGTCAAAGAATAATCCTATATGCTTTTTACATGTATATGCCTTAATGTATAACGTTTTGACTATACAACAAGGAATTATGACGTTAAAATTCATGTCGTAAGAAAGCAATCAATTACTTTAGACTTGTTTAAAATACAATGATTTTTTGAGAACATATACTATGAATATTATATTTACTCTAGTGTCAAGTATACTACTTTACATCGCATTACGAAGTCATGATATTCCAAAAGGTAGAGCTATTATATTGTCATTATATCTTTGCCTAATCATATTCATTCAACAAAAATATTTTTGCGAAATTGTAGAGCCAATACTATACTCATTTGGAAACTCTAGTTGAGAATTTTATTATTTGTTAAATATTCCATATCCAATTTGGTCTCAGACAGAGTCAAAATTCAATTTATGACTTCTATATCTAACTTGGTTACAGATATAATCTATAATTATGTAATCCATTACATGTATTCTATATAGACAAAGAATATTACACATACAGCTAGCGCCTTGATAAGGAACGTCACTCCTCCCATATTGAATGTAGAATTTATATACCCATTAATAACTGGATGAAACGCGATTGATAATAAGATAAACAATGCAATGTTATTCTCACTAAATAATTTGTTCTTGATTGTATCAGTTGGTTTGATTATGCCTGTATTCTTTTGATTTCTTATTTGTTTTGTTGTAACTTTATCCTGTTGTACAGGAGGAGTCATTTCTATTTTGTCTAATTCGCTTATAAGAGTCTCTTTCATAATGTTTTATTAATTACAATAATTTTAATATACAAACACAACTCAAGCAAAGTACATTTAGTAACTAGGAACCAATCTTTTTTTCATTTACCATACAACTTATAAATATATAGAAATGTGTCTTTAGTGGATGCTTGTATTGTAAAAATCAAATATTAATATATTTAGCTGTTACTGCCCCTTCAGGTACGACTAATAGGTCATTAAAAAATTCATCATGTAATAATATATCTGTGGTAGGTAGGGCCAAACTTTCACCTACTCCTTTTAATAATCTCCCATCTTCTATATACCCTTTATTTAAACTAACAATACTACTTGAACTGTCTGAACTGTCTGAACTGTCTGAACTGTCTGAACTGTCTGAACTGTCTGAACTGTCTGAACTGTCTGAACTGTCATCAGATTCAGTACTAGAGTTTCTATCACTAGTATTATCGGTTATGCTAAGATTACTATTCACTCTTTTTTCTACTATACTGAATTCTTGGAGTGATTTTTGTGAGATGACTTGTTTCGGATACAAGTTTAGTATCCAATTATATACTTCGTCTGGAATGTCTAGTTCTAACAATGATGTCAAGAAAAAATGCAAGTCATAATAAGGGTCATATTCATTCAACAAATGAGCATCACTTACTTGTATCAATTTATTATGGAAATGGACAGACATAGTACTTGGTGGTTTATAAATTTCCGAGAATTCAAAATCCCACAACATTGGAGAGATGCTTGTGCCACTCGTGTAGAAATTTTTATCAAAAACAATGTATTCACTTATTTCGTCTTTAGAGTGACCAGTTGATACAAGAATGTTACCGAAATGCAAGTCATTATGCATAAACTTGTAACGTTTTTGTAAAGCGTATAGTGTATATATAACTTGAAAAATCAACATTTTCCACTCTCGTACAGATAAAGAATTGGTATCATTATACTCATCCAAACTTCCTCCATCGATGTATTCAGATATTATCAATAATATTTTACTCTTTATTACCCTCTCCATCTCTAAAGCCTTAAATGTAAGATGTTTTAACCCTCTACAATCTGTTTTAACTCTCTTTGCTCCGAGATAACCTGTAATATGTGGTGAAATTCCCTTAAATACAAGATTGTCATTGAACTCCTTTAAAAATATATATTCAATCATATTTGGGTGATTTTCAGAAGGGAAATCACTTCTTGTAGGTACTGCTTTTACACTAAAATGCAAATCATCCTTTACAGCATGATGAGGACAACCTCTAACTTGGCTTATTTTTTCAACTCGTATAAGAGGTTTTAATTTATCCAACCCGAATTTTGACCTAGAATCATCTAGAATTAAGCGATTCTGTTTAATATCGTTACGAATAGTCTTTAGACTATCGACTCTAGTTTTAAAGTCCATATCTAAGGATGATTATAAATTATTTATTGTTTCAACGTACAAAATAGTCTCTAATAGTCCAAACGCTAGTTTATCATTTTTTTTCCATTCATGTATATTAAGATGCTTCCAGATAAACTTCTTGTAAATCTAAAAGTTCTTGGGAAAATTGAAAAGAATGGCAAGGTAAGTAAGAGTTATGATGGACTAGTAGCTGTATCAAAGTCTGGGTATTTACAAGGACTATATAGGATATTCAATCATGATTCTAGAAGGCAAACTATATATGAAATTTCCAATATAATACATGAATTAGGGGTAGTTTTGAATTCAATTTATAATTCAAAAGAAAATTCTACTTATCCAAACTACGACACCACAATCTTAAAAGACCTATCTATATTACTAGAAGAAAGTAATAGTATGTATGCAGGTTTATGTAATCTAAGATTTACATATATTAGTGATATTAATACAACAGCTCACCTGGATGTCTTGCTAATAAAGATAGAGTCTCTTATAGAAGAGGCAAATGTGAAATACAAGTCATATATTGGAAAGTCATATGCTAGAATACAGTCTGACTAAATTAGTAAAGCAAAATGTAATAACTTTTCGAGGTTATAAACAGCTAAAAATATTATTAATTAATTTTACAATACAAGCATTCGCTATTTAAAGACAATCTCTATATATTTATAAGTTATATGGTAAATGAAAAAAGATGGGTTCCTAGTCGAGAGGCT